CCCTATATTGCCTTTCTAGTACAGGATGCCCATGGTTGGGAAGTCATTCACGCTATGGTCAGTAGACGCGAATGATGACAAATACTTCCGCCAACCAGTCTCGACCAAATCCGAACAATCATGGGTGAACCACGTGTTGGCATCTGGAACCTGGAAGTAGTTCGCTTTTGCGAGAAGCTTATGCATCACACGCGAATCCGCATAATATTGCAGAATGCGCTTCCGCACCTTCTCCACAGGTGGCACCTGACTCTCGTCACTACGTTCTGGATACACCAGACGCTTTGCGACCTCAATGAGCGGACGGTCCACCACTCCGTGTACCCAGGTGTGACCTAGGAAATGGATTGGTTGACCCCTCTTTGCAACATGAGTCTTGCTTGCGTTAAGTTTCAACCCAAGTTGCGCAAGGATGGACTCTAACTCATCTAAGTCAAGGCGTGAGCCCGTTCCAAACAATGAGTCATCACCGAGTACCATTACGCTGTCGCGTCCAATGGCTTTGCCCGTCAGCTTGATTATTCCATATTGCAGGGCTAGGTAGTTCACGATGCTACCCACAAGCTGCGTGAAGTAACTTCCGCTAGGAATTCCCCTCTTCTTCGCGTATATGTTACCGTCAGGCATCAGGATCTGTGTGTTGATGAACAGTTTCTCGCACAGACGCAATCGCGATTCAACTTCATCGCTGGGCGTGAACCATGTCCCAAGAATGTCGAACGCTATGCCAATGAGTGTTGGGCAGACCGTGGAATCGAAAGCAGAGAAGTCGAGTCCGTACTGATACTTCTTCAACTTGATGCTTCCGGCGATCGCCGCTATCTCAAAACGCCTATAGCCAATCACCATCGGTGTCCTAATCCGCAGGAAGAGGTTAATCAGCGGTCTTGCTAATGTCGCCTCAATTAAAGTCGTGGACTGTGGAAAGCCCCAAACCAACCTTTGTTTCGGACCAGCCTCACCATGCTGTATACGCGCAAACGCAAAGCACGGATGTGGCTTCCGCTCACCTGCTACTATGGACTGGGCCCATGCAAGGTCTTCCGTGAAGCATTCCTTCTTAGGGAGCATGTGTGGTAAACCACTCGACCGGGAGGGTTGAATAGCGTCGTCAAACATTAGACTTTCGTCTAACGGCAACATAGCTAACCTCTTAATGCCTCTGGATTCGCGCCACGCAAACATTTTGTACGTTTTCGCGACGGCTGCAACAAAGGCAGGGTCTTCACGCTCGATGAAAGGGTTCGCTCCATGGTATTTCGCAAGAGCTTGGAATTGCTTCCATGGTTCGTAGTGTGACTTATTGTCACGCTCGTCATCCAAGGTCACTCCAGCCTTTTCACAGAGTTTCCGTAGTGCAGAGACGCAGATTGTATGCTGGTTAGGACTGCGAAACCTATTGGCTACCACTCGCGCCTTAGCAGATAGCTTGTAGGACTTGCCCGTAGCCATCGCTTTGATTGCTTGTGTTTCACCAGGGGTTAGACCAGCGTAACACCCCTCCAATGGACTTACCATCATGATCTTGCAAATGGGACTGTTTGGAACCGCAACTCATCCCAACTGATGCGGACCTCGCGAACCAAGACGGATCGCTAACCATTGCCCATACGAGCTCTTGGCTAAGAGTAAAG